AAAAGACCTGCTCAATTTGTATCATTTAAATCACTAACTACGGAGGTTAAGTAACAATGAGTTGCATACAAAATGAAGAACTATTAGAAACAATCTATGAGGAACTTAAGGAAGAGTTTCCATTAGCTAGCGATCAAGAATTACATGATCTAACTGTTAAGAAGTTCGAGGAAATGGCATGGTGATGATATTATTTTGGTCTTACAATGTGTTTGCTTGGTTAACACTTATCTATCTTAAATCAACCGAGGTAAATGTAAACAAATCAGGTGACAGTCTACAAAGTGTCCCATAAGTGGTAGACCTGCCCCCTAAATCATGTATAATTAAAGAGTAAAGCAAACAAAGCATTTTGAACCCTATGAGAAAACTTGAAAAGCAAATGAACTCTGCTCTCTTAACTAAAAAGAATTGGGCAGGAAGTAACACCACTGTTACTTACAATGAGTTGACAAATTGCTCTTCTATTTTACTACATGGTCATCAAATTGCAACCCTAGATCATCACACTAATGCACTCAAATTGTCTTCATGTGGTTATCAAACAGTGACTACAAAATCAAGACTAAACGCATTACTTAGTGAGTTCAAATATGGTTGCAAAGTGTTTCAAAAGAACTTTGATTGGTATCTCTCCACTGTTAATCAAACCGTTGATTTTTGGGATGGTATGATACTATCAGGAGGCGAAATCCTCTAAGAGTTTGAAACACATAGTCCCTCTAATCACCTCTAGGGGACTATAAACATACTAGGGGTATTTTTGTACCTTATTTTATTATCATGTCTCTACAATCTGTGCCATTCGCTAACATTGACCTAGAAGCAATCTTTGAGAATTGTGTTAACGGAAATGATGTATTAGCAGTACTAAATGAACTCGTAGGAGAGTAATTAATGGGTCGTAAATCTTCTCTAACGCCAGAGAAACTGGCACAAGATATAAACTTCTTTGAAGGTTATGTCGCTAAATGTGAAATAGCGTTTATAGCAGTTGATGATACATTGGTTGGCGATTTCATCTCTAAATACACACAAGATGATGTAATCGTTGAACCAGTTAGTATTAACGACTATATCGTAAATTTCAACATTTATAGTAATGGCGAGAAACAATTACGCTCACTAATTAACATTATTCGTGAGGATCTAAATGTAATTGACTTCGAGTTATTATCACTAGAGGAGTGTTAACAATAGGGGGATCATCTTCCCCCTTTTATTAATACTTTTCCACAACTAATCCCATTGCTTTTATTATCAACTATGAACACTAATCCTCAACCAGTTACTATCACTAACTATGATGCAATCGTTGAGTATTTTAAGTTATTTCCAGAACAATTAATGCAGAATGTAAGTGATAACGAACCACGCAAATCGTCCGCCGCTAGATATAACCAATTCCCTAATCATTTGGAGAAGTAAATGACACAAACTCCATCTAATTACACAGTCGATTTATCACATAATCAACTGTCATTCTTACATTCATTGTTATTAAACTATCTCCAAACATGGAAGGGTAAAAGTGATAACAAACTCCCTGCACATGTAGAGGATTTATTACAATCAACACTACACCAGTTAGTAACATGCAGGAAACAGACTTCCAAGTTGGATTAACAATTAGCTACGAAGATATGATAGGTGATGTACAATTTGTTTCTGAAGAATACATCACCTTTTGTGTTAGTGAGAAACCTGCAACTTGCCCCAATAGTAGACATCCAACCGTTAAAGTCTGTATGCTAGTTTATCCTCATCAGTGGAAAGATTGTCACCCAGTTGTTAACAACAATGATGATGCAATTTCCACACTAAGTACATACAAGGCGCAAGAACATAGGTATTCAGATGTACAGTGAGTTCTCAGCGATTACAGCACTATGTAACAACAAGTGTTTTCCACAGTTATTAACACTTTTGTGGATAAGTACGCATTTCTTTTAAATACCTTTATAAACATATATGCGTTGTTTATGTCATTAACTGTGTGGTCACTAAATGATACTCTAAGGGGTCTAATTGCGTCATTATGATGTTGACTTAGCGAGCGTAACATGGACACGGCACAATGTCAAATAGGGGATACACAGTTTGTAACACACAGTCCATCAAATCATCATGAAGTTATTATAACATAAGACACACACAGTTATTGACAGTCTGTGAGCATCATGTTATAATACAATGTATACACCACCATGAGGTAATCATGACACTCTGAGTATCACCGAGCATTATGTAATTGGCAGTCTTATGTATCACTAACAGTGACACACAGTTGTTATCAATTAAGGACAGTGTTTTGCGTCTTATGTGTTATCGTGGCGTGTTGCGATGCGTGTTTTAATAGGGTTCCTACTTCATAAGCTATAAACGACCCAATTCGACCTTTCGATATCATTCTAGAAAAAAAATTTCTGATATATAAAATCATAGGTCAGTCCACAATAATGTGAAAAAATCAGATAAATTCCAAATTCCCATAAGGGTCGATCCTGTAACTGATGAGTACATTATAGCAGTTCCTGAGTCATATGTCAATGAACTCAACTGGTATGAAGATACAGAGGTCACAATAACACTTTCAGATGACGGACTTTACATTGAAGAAGAATGAACACAACTTTCCATGTCTACGATGATCATAATACTCCAGTGGGGGATTTAATTAACCTGGATGAAGATCAACTGTTCAAAAAGATTAAAGAGAGAGTTAATAAGTACGACGAGTTACGCATAGTTAAAGTAGAACAAGATGATATGGGTGATGCTTCATATTGACTAAGCATATATAATCTGTTATAATAACGATGTGTTTTAAAACATTATGGCTAAAGGATTTACTGTAAAGGCGAAAAACCCGCCTAAAAGGAATGCGGAAGAAGAATGGGATTATGACAAGGCATGGGAGATTATCAAGGGCAAGTCCGTTGTATTCTGTATGCCTGGTCGTGGTTGTTCATATGTCTTCCTTAAGAACTTTGTGCAACTTGCATTTGACTTAGTACAGCATGGAGTCAGCATACAGATTAGTCAAGACTATTCATCTATGGTAAACTTTGCCAGATGTAAGTGTCTTGGTGCTAATGTCTTAAGAGGACCAGATCAGATACCTTGGGACGGCAAACTTAAGTATGACTATCAGTTATGGATTGATAGTGATATTGTATTCAATACTCCTAAGTTCTTACAACTAGTTCTTATGGATCAAGATATTGCTGCTGGTTGGTATATGACTGAAGATGGTCAAACCACTTCTGTTGCTCACTGGTTGGATGAAGATAACTTCCGTAATAACGGAGGGGTTATGAATCATGAGACTGGTGAAACCATGTCTAAGCGTAAGAAACCATTTACTGTCGATTACACAGGGTTTGGATGGGTTCTTATCAAGCATGGTGTATGGGAACATTCAGAGATGAAGTATCCTTGGTTTGCTCCTAAGATGCAAGTCTTTGAAAGTGGAGAGGTACAAGACATGTGTGGAGAGGATGTCTCCTTCTGTCTAGATGCTCTCGAAGCTGGATTCGACATCTGGTGTGACCCTCGTATCCGTGTAGGGCATGAAAAGCAACGAGTTATATAATATAACCATCGAAGGAGGAGAGATCTATACAGGTCTCTCTGAGGAGGCTTTTCTCGATACTATGATGGAGCTCTCTCAGTGTTATTATGATACTGGGTATCCATCACCTGATCTTATTACTCATTCAATCTACAATGGCGAAACTGTACACGAGTCCAACGGGAACAACAATCCAGACGACTCCAAAAAAGACTAGACAAGGGCAAGGTAAGAATACCAAATATTCCCCTACCGCCCGAAACTCGGCTCGTAAACCTTATAGAGGGCAAGGAAAATGATTAACCTCCTAGCGGCGGCGAGTCTCGATCTCAATGAAGCATGGAATCTTTCATGGGGTGAAGGGATTCAGTTTATACTAGTACTTGCGTTTGTATACTGGTTAAAGGTAAAAATCGATACAAGGGCAGGATTAGGTAAGAAAAAGTTAAGACAGTTGAAGACTGTTATTAAAGAGGCAATCGAAGAGACTAAATAACACACACTCGCTTTTTTAGTTATGTCCAAACAGGAAACGGTTAAGTACACTATTAGACAAGATGGTATGGTAACCGAAGAGGTTATCGGTGCAACTGGTAAGCAATGTTTAAAGGCAACTGAAGGAGTAGAAGAGGAACTTGGTAATGTAATGAATAGGGAGTATCTTCCTTCTTTTTATCAGGAATTAGATTTCCAAGGATATGTTGAAGAATTTACGCATGATTCAGAAGGTTGCTAATGTCACACTTCAGTACGATAAAGACTCAGATTACAAAAAAACCTGCTTTACTTGAAGCATTAGAACTACTACAATATAATGTAGTGGAAAATGTAGAGTTAGAAAATCCACTTGACCATGATCATAAAAAATGGCAGGTGGATATTTCTATTAACAATGAAATTGGATTTCGTTGGAATGGACAGGAATATGAGTTAGTTGCTGATTTAGAAACTTGGAGTCAACCATTTCCTCCAGAAAGATTTATTGAGAAAGTTAGACAACAATATGCAAGAATGACTATCCATAATAAGGTAAAAGAAGAAGGTTGGCAGGTTGCAGAGGAGTGGGAGATGGATGATAATAGTATAGAATTAACAGTCACCCGTTGGAATTGAGAAAACACGGTATAAATAACCCTGTTATGTATTATAAATTCGCCAATGGCGAAAAAATCCAGAGGATATAAGGACATTACCCTCGATTTTCAACCAAATCCTGTAACTGGAGACTTAAATGTCTTGAAAAACGAGAGGGCTATAATGCGCTCCGTAAGAAATCTGGTGCAAACTAAGACTAAAGAGCGATTTTATAATGATCTAGGGTCAGATGTTAGTGATCTTTTATTTGGATTTTGCGATGTAGCCACTGGTGGTGTCATTGCAAGGGAGGTAAAAAGTCTTTTAGCAACATATGAACCACGAATTGACGGTATAATTGTAACTGCAGACCCAAAACCTGATGATAATGAGTTTGAACTAACTGTTCAATATGAAATTGTAGGTCAAAGTTACTCCTTACAATCATTTAATTTCCTTTTAGAGGCGACTAGGTAAAAGAAATGCCCGTAACCAAGTTTACTAACCTTGATTTTGACCAAATTAAAGGTCAAATTCGTTCTTATTTAAGAGCAAACTCAGATTTTACTGATTTTGACTTTGAAGGTTCAAATATGTCGATATTAATCGATATATTGGCATACAATACCTACATTACAGCGTTCAATAGCAACATGGTTGTCAACGAATCCTTCTTGGATTCAGCAACTTTAAGAGAAAATGTAGTTTCATTAGCAAGAAATATAGGATATGTACCAAGATCTCGTAAATCTGCATCAGCAATCATAAATTTTGACTTTAAATTCAACGGAAATAGTAATACTGTTAAATTAAGGAAAGGATTAGTTGCAGTTGGAGCAAAAAACAACACTTCTTTTACATTTTCTATCCCAGAAGACATTACTGTTAGCAGTCCAATAGACGAAGGAAGCGGTATTTTAGTAAATCCACCAAGAACTGCTCAATTTAGAGATATTACCATATACCAAGGTACACTTTTAAGAAAATATTTCACTGTAAATGCTAGTTTAGACCAAAGATTCGTTTTAGATAACCCATTTATTGATACTGCATCAATTAGAGTGTTTGTAAGGAAGTCTGGATCTAGTTCTGGACTAGAATATTCGAGAATTGACAATATTACAAATATTAATGAGAAGTCAAACATCTATCTTATTCAAGAAATCAAGGATGAGAAGTATGAATTGATGTTTGGTGATGGATTATTTGGTAAAAAGTTGAGTCATGGAGATACTATTGAAGTTACTTACATTATCACTGATGGGAAAGATGGAAATGATGGAAAATTCTTCTCATTTAGTGCAGATGCAGTAGATGATGCTGGAAATCCTCTTTCTTCTTCTATAACTCCAACTATAAACACCGTCCAGACTGCTAAGGGAGGAGGCGATATAGAGTCTATAGACTCAATTAGGTATATTGCACCTAGAGTTTACTCCTCACAGTACAGGGCGGTTACAGCAAAGGATTACGAAGGTATTATACAGAGTGTTTTCCCTGATGCAGAGTCTGTTTCTGTTATTGGTGGTGAAGAATTAGATCCACCTGAGTTTGGTACTGTTATATTAAGTGTAAAACCTCGAAATTCTACCTATTTGTCTGACTTTACTAAGGTACAGATTTTAGATAGATTAAAAAGTTATTCTATTGCTGGAATTAACCAAAGAATTGTTGATCTTAAGGTTCTTTACATCGAACTTGACAGTTCTGTCTACTATGATTCAACCGTTTATAGTGATATTGATGGATTAAAGTCTCAAGTCGTTGCAGCTTTAACAAATTATGGTCAATCTACTAATTTGAATGCATTTGGTGGTAGATTTAAATACTCTGAGTCTCAAAAAATCGTTGATGACACAAATAATGCAATTACATCAAATATTACACGATTAACCATACGAAGAGACTTAAAACCAGTTTTTAATGCCTCAACTCAGTATGAATTGTGCTTTGGTAACGCATTTCATGTAAATCCAAAGGGTAAAAACATAAAAAGTACTGGATTTACCATTTCTGGGTCTAGCACTACTGTTTATCTTACAGATTTACCTCATGACGACCTAAAAACAGGTGATATTGCTGTAATTCAGTTAAGTGAACAGTCAGATGAAGATCCACCAGTTGTTTTACCTTCTGCAGGAACTGTTGATTATGTAAAAGGTGAAATTATGATCAATACTATCAATATTACAGGAACTTCTCGTGCATCTGGCATAATAGAAGTTCAAGCATATCCAGAATCAAATGATATTATTGGATTGAAGGATTTATTCCTACAATTAGACATGTCTAATAGTACGATAAATATCGTGAGAGACACTATTTCTTCTGGACAACAAATATCTGGAATCGGATATAAAGTTACCTCTAGTTACTCTAACGGAACCTTCACTCGGTCATAAAAAAGGATGATAGAAACTCATAGCCCCTTATCCTCCAGAGTTAAGACATATCAAGTCGTTGGTGATCAAGCACCAGAATTCTCTATTGCGGAAAATCCACTTTTCGAGGGGTTTTTAAAACAGTACTATATTTCCCAAGAATATCAAGGTGGCCCTGTTGATATTGGAGAGAATATTGACAAATATATTAAAATTGACAATTTAACCAAGGATGTTATATCTGGTAATGTATCATTAGCGTCTAGTATTACTACAGATAGTGATGAAATCACTGTTTCTACTAGTACTAAGGGATTTCCTCAAGAATGGGGTCTTTTAAAGATTGATAATGAGATTATAACATATACTGGAGTTACTACAAACACTTTTACTGGTTGTATAAGAGGTTTTAGTGGAATTACTACATATCACTCAATTGATGACTATAAAAATTTAAGTTGGACTGAAACTCTTGCCGCAGAACACGATACTGGATCCCAAATTCAGAATTTAAGTTCATTATTCCTTCAAGAGTTTTATGATAAGTTAAAAGCGCAGTATACACCTGGATTGGAAGGTGTAAAGTTAAGTCCAGAACTAGATATCAATAATTTTGTAAAGGAAGCAAGAAGTTTATATGAATCTAAGGGTACTAACGAATCTTTCAAGATTCTATTTAAAGCATTATTTGGTTTAGAACCAAAAATCAATGATCTTGAGAAATATCTAATTAAACCATCTTATGCAAACTATCTGAGAAGGGAATCTTTTGCTGTACAGGTAGTTACTGGTGATCCTAACAAGCTTATTGGACAAACTCTGTTTCAAGATAATGAAGTAGGTAATCCTTTAGTAAATGCTGCTAGTGGACCTATTTCTGAGGTTGTTCAGATCAGAGATGACTTCTATCGTCTTTCGGTGTTCATTGGATATGATGATAGAGACCTAATTCAAGGTAGTTTTGTTGTTCCAGGGCGAACTCAAGCAGTTGGTAGTGTTGGATTGGGTGCAACGGTTATAACTGTTGATTCTACCATTGGATTTGGACAAACTGGTACTATTGAGGTTGGTGTCTCTACAGAGACTGACTTTATGAGACTAGAATACACTGAAAAGACTGTAAACCAGTTTATTGGTGTAACTACAACATCAAAAGATATTAAATCCACTAAAAACATCTATACACCAACTATAGTGTATGGTTATGAGGATAATAATCTTGAAAAACCTGTTACTATGAAAATAACGGGTGTTTTAAGTGATTTTGACCCTCTTCAAGACTTATATGGACTTTCTGAGACTTCTAAGGTCAATGTTAAGAACCTTGGAAGATATGTTAGTAACCCACAAGTAGAAAAGACCTTTGAACAGGTATTTTTCAACTCTTGGGTCTATAATACTAGTGGTAGGTATCTAGTTGAAGATTTATCTGGTGCTACCTTTACTTTAAAGGGTGATATTGATAAAGCAAGTCTAAGGGTCGGTGATAAGATCGAAATGTTGGTCAGAAACACTGAAACAGTTGCTGCATCACCATTAACGGTTACTTATATCAATAATGTTAATAATTCTATTAGTGTATCGGGTGCTTATACCGCCACTGCTGGAATTGACTACGATATAAGAAGACTTCAAGAAAAAGCGACCAGTACCATCGTTCCTATCGTTGGTGGACAGTCTCAAATCTTATCTGATGTTTCTAACACCTATGTTCTTGATAATAAGTGGTCAGAGAGTGGTGAAAAAGAAGGATTTGTAGCTTCTAACTCTATTCCTTCATATCCGATCACTAGTGATAAAGTTCATGCTGTTTTAGAGAATCCTACAGTATCTGGTGGTTCATGGGGTGGATATGACAGTCTATCTAACAGATATACCATAATTTCTTTCCCACAGAGCGTTCCTTTTAGAACAGGTGAAGAAATTGCTTATGTTCCAATTGGAAATACTGTTGCTATTGGTGGATTAGATGCTAACTCTTATTTTGTAGAAGTATTATCACAAGATAACAAAATTAAGTTATATCCTTCCAGATCCTTTATTCCATCTGGTATTTCCATAAAATTTGCTCCTCCAGATGTAACAACTGGAACTCATGACTTTATTAGAGTTGAGCAAGCAAGAAAATCAATTTTCCCAGGTAGAACACTTAAAAGGTTCATTCTTGATCAAAATTTAACTAAAGGTAAACTACAAAAGACAACTTCTGAAAGAACCTTAGATGGTAATACTGGAATGTTGGTAAATGGTGTAGAAATCACCAATTATAAGTCCGACAGGTATATTTACTATGGACCTTTAAAAGCACTTGATCTTGTTAATGCTGGTACTGGATATGATGTTCTTAATCCACCTGCTATCAGTATAGAGAATAGTTCTACTGGAGTTAATACTGCATTTGGTAGATTAGCTATTGGTGGTACTGTTACTGATGTTTTAATTGATCCTGTTGATTTTGAGATCAAAAAAGTAGTTTCTGTTGATATACACGGTGGAAATGGTGGTGGGGCAGTTGCTCAAGCAATTACAGAGTTAGCATATAGACAATTTACCTTCAATGCTAAGTCTTTCTATAATGGAGGTAATATTGATCATGCTGACCCTAATAGTGGTCGATTTATAATGGATAAACCCCATTATTATAAAACTGGGGATAGAGTACTTTATAGTGCAAATAATAATAATGTAGTTGGTATTCATACACAAGCAGCAGCTGGTATTGATACTTCTTTAGTAGAAGGTCAATCTTACTATGTTGGTATTCATAGTGATACAATATTCAAGCTTTATACACAAAAATCAGATGCAATTGCTGGTGTAAACACTATAGGTTTTGGTTCAACAGCAGCATACCTTAATAATGGTATTCATCAACTTAGAGATTATGATACAAAGAGGCGCATTTCTAGAGTTAGTATCCTAGATGGTGGTAGTGGATATACTAATAAGAGACTTTCTATAGAACCTACTGGAGTCAGTACTTTTAGAGACTTTATTGAATTCCCTAATCATGGATTTAAAGATGGGGAAGTGGTTCATTATGGCATATCAACTACTGTTGGTGCAACAGCTATTACTGGATTATCAACTAATTCACAATATCAAATCATATCTCTTGATGAGGACAAGTTTAGACTTTGCTATTCAGGTATTGCAACCACAAGAACTCCAGATAAGACAAATTATCTGAATAAAGAATATGTAAGATTCACTTCTCATGGAGTTGGATATCAAGATTTCTCATATCCTCCTGTAACCGTTGATGTTAATGTTATTACTGATTCTGATACACCAGTAACTTTAAAATCAACTCCTATTGTTCGTGGTAAAGTTACAGAAGCTATTTTATTTGATAAGGGTCGTGATTATGGTTCAAATATCATTAACTTTGAAAAAGCACCTGCTGTAGATGTTAATTATGGAGCATTTGGTCAAATTGGATTAACCATTGTTAATGGAAGAATTATTGATGCTTTTGTACAAAGTAAAGGATCTGATTATGATGGACCTCCAGATTTAGAAGTAATTGGTGTTGGTAGCGCAACTGGTGCGAAACTTCGTGCTGTTATGGATGGTAGGGAGATATCTTCAATTGTAGTTTTGTCTCAAGGTGTTGGATATGCTGCAACAACAACCAATGTTTCTATTAAACCTCCAGGTGATTCTGCAACATTCTCAACTAGAGTTAGACCATTAGTTGCTAATAAGTATAAAACCAGTGGTACACTGAATGGAGACTATCTTACTCCAGTTGACGGTGGATTAGCTATTGAATCTGTTGCTTATGGTGCAACAGTTAAAGATGCCTTTAATGATGATGGAACTGGACACTCACCCATTATTGGATGGGCATATGATGGAAATCCAATTTATGGACCTTATGGTTTGACTAATATTGATGATATTCAGTCTTCTTCTACGAGGATGATATCATCTTATAAGTTAGATTCAACTAGAATTTTAAATAGACCTTCCCTTTCAGAATATGAAGCAGGTTTCTTTGTTGAAGATTATTATTATGATTCTAGTGGTGATTTAGATGAACATAATGGTAGATTCTGTAAAACACCTGAATTTGAAGAAGGTGTTTATGCATATTTCGCAACGGTAGATAATACTGATGTTCCAGTATTCCCATATTATATTGGTGATACTTATAGAGGATTCCCACTAAGAGTTAATACAGTTTCTGGTGAAAAGATTAAGCAACTTAATTATAGTTTTGAAGAATCCAAATTAGTACGAAATACCCTTCCATATAACCTATTTGGTGATGGAGTTGCTTATGATTTTGTATATCAACCATATAAGCAGATTCCTAATGTCGCAATACCAGATAAAATCGGTATTGGTGGAGTAGAGCGTTTACAGATATCATCTTCTGGTATAGGATACACTTTTGGAGCGCAATTAAACTTTGATGAAAGTGGAACTGGTGGATCTGGTGTTGCCGCTAAAGTTAATCTATTAAAAGGTAAGACTGTTAATAAGATTGATACTACATTTAAATTATACGAAAATATAGTATTTGAATGGAAAGATCAAAGTGTTATTGGTCATTTTGATCCATCACACGGGTTAGAAGTAAAAGATTATGTACAAGTTGCTGGATTATCTACTAGTATAGACAAATTAGTAGATTCTCATGTTATTAGCACTGTAAATGTTTCAACCAAACTTTTAGAGAATGATGTTGTTGGATTAGTTACTGATATTAGAGTTCAGTATATTCCAGTCTCAGTCGCTGCTGGTGCTACAATTGGATTCTCTACTCAGACTCCACTTTCTGTTTCTACTGGTTCTACAGTAGGAATTGCTACTACTGTTCAAATTGGGCAAGAAACTGCTCATATTTTGAATGTTTATAATGATGATAGTGTATTAAGAATTCGTAGGTCTACTGGTGTTACAACTACAGGTGTAGTTGGATTGGGAGTTTCATACTTTGCTGATGAAATAGAGATTCCTATAGTTACCAATAAATTTATTTCTGAACAAACTAAAAAGATATATTTTAACCCTACAGAAGCAGTAGGATTTGGTACTACAACAGGACAAACAATAACTAGAGATTTTGAATATCTTGGTGTTACTGCAACTAGATCTATTAAAACTCAGAATATTCACTTAGAAAATCATGGGTTAAAGACTAATGATGCTTTAAGTCTGACTGTTCCTAGTGGTGGAGCTACTTTAGGTTTAAAAACTGATAGTGTTGGAACTACCTTCAATATACCTGATCCATGCTATGCGGTAAGAAAAACTGAAAACACTATTGGTATAAAAACAACCAAAACTTCTAATGAAGTGTATTTTGTTACTGGTGGTACAGATGCTTATGATTATCTGTTTACTCACACTCCAGATACACAAGTTACTGGATCTGTACAAAAAATCACTACTACCATCCAAACTGCTGAGAATCATGAGTTAGAAACTGATGATGAGATCAATTTGATTGTTAAACCTGGTCTTGCAACTGGTATTGGTACAACAACCTTTGCAACAGTTAAGATTATTGATAATTATCTGATTCTCAATCCACTTAATATTGACCAAACTGGAATAAACACTACTACTAACAGAATTAGTGTTTATAAGCATAATTTGATAACTGGTGATAAAATCTTGTATTATGGTTCAAATCTTCCAGATGGAATAGTTCAAAGAGAGTATTATGTTGTTGTAATTGACGAAAATACGATTCAATTAACAAATACATTTAAAGAAGCTTCAGGAACTCCAAATGTTGTTAATATTACATCTCAAGGTGGATCTGGACAAACTATTAACCCAATTAATCCACAATTAAGACCATTTAGGAATAATGATCTTGTATTTGATATGAGTGATCCCACTTTATCTGGGAATGACTTAAAATTCTATTATGACAATAATTACTTTAATGAATTTGTAGGATCTGGCACAAGTCTTGGTTTTGAGATAGTTGGTGTTCATACTACAGCAACTGTTGGTGTTGCATCAACAAATCCTAATTCTGATGGTCATCCAACCATTAAAATTAGACATTCTGAGACAGCTCCTAAGATAATCTACTATAGTCTATTTTCAAGTGGTATTAGTACTGCTGATAAGACTGTTTTCAATGGATCTCAAATTAAGTATGTTGATAGTTCTTACACATCAACATATCCAATAACAAGTATTGGAAATACTACATTTAATATCAATCTAGAGGAAAAACCAGAATCTTTAAATTATACTGCTGCTAATTGCGATATTATTGAATATACTACTAGATCTACTAATGCTACTGGTGGTATTGCTTCAACAAGAATATTAAGTCCAGGACTTAACTATTCAAGACTTCCTGGTATTTCTAGTATTGGAGATCGTGGAGAAAACGCAACATTGATTGCAGAATCTGATGCTATCAACAAATTACAGTCATTAACGGTTCCAGAAGATGTTTATGGATATCCATCCGATAATACTCTCAGACCTGATGCTTTTGTTCCTAGAGTTGTTAATATAGACAGTTTCTCTACCATTGATGCGGTTAATGTCATATATGGCGGTAAATTCTATATTACTGCACCTGCATTAGTATTATACGATAAAGCAACTGGTGATGTTGTAGAAACTGGACTAATTACTTGCGAATTAAGTGACTCTGCTGTAACTGAGGCAACAGTCTCTGTACCTCCTATTGGATTGTCTAATAATGACTATGGAGTTGCTCCTGTAAGAAATAGTAACGGTATTAGCATTATTAATGTACAAGCCGCTGCTGGAATTTTAACTTGTACTATTACTACTCCAGTTTTAGGATATGTTACTGAACCAATAGCAATTGGTGATAAATTAATGGTTGAAGGTGTTGCTTATGACGCTGGAAGTGGTACTGGATATAACTCTCAAGATTATAAGTTTATTCCATTTGAAGTTACTGATTATAATGATGCTACCAACCCAAGAGAAGTTACATTCGATTTAAATGGAATTTCTACAAATCCTGGTACTGGAGCAACAGTTTCCTTTGGATTTGGTCAATTAACCCAAGCAGCCTTCATTGCACAATTTGAAGTTGTTAAAGGTGCTTCTAAGTTCATTGAAAATGAACCATTTAAGAGAAATAACAATCCTATTGCAGATGTTGCTTTAGACTTCATTGATTCTAATGCTGCTAAGATTATCGTTAGTGGTGCAGAGCCACTTGAAATTAATGATATCTTAACTGGTAAATTAAGCGGATCTTCTTGTAGAGTTATTGGTATCAAGGAATTTGATGGTAGTTTTAATATTGCGTCTTCTGTTAAGACCTTAGTTGGTTGGAGAGACAATGTTGGACTTATTAATGACACTAACCAAGTATTACCTGATAATGATTATTATCAGAACCTTTCTTATGCAATTGAGAGTCCTAAGACTTATGAGGACTTAGTTACCTATGTTAATGATATAGTTCACCCATCTGGACTTAAAAACTTTGCCAATACGGAAGTTATGGCATCAGGTAAGCCAGGCGAAACAAATATACCTGCAGAAGATGCTGGTGGACTGGTTCTTGACTTTATTGGCGATCCACTTAGAGTAGATTCAATTTATCCGTTTGATTTAGCAAGAGATTTTGAATCCCAAGGAAATATCTCTAAATTTGTAGAATTAAGAGCAACTAGACTTTCTGACTTCATTTTAAACAGAACTAACCGAGTTTTGAATATTGATGATATTAGTCCTAAATTTGTCTCAAATGAGTCTAATGATTTAAGTGATTATCGAGTTGTTGCGACTTATCCTGGTGGAAGATACTTCCAGAGATGGTTAACTCAAAGTGTCCATCAGGCAGAAGATCCTGCTAAGAACCATTACCAATTTAACGAATTCATCTCAGTTACTGTTGATGAAGATACTTTCTTGCTCCAAAAGCAAGAAATGCAGAACTGGAACCAAGTAGCTGGTCTTAGTACTGGATATGCAACCTTTGATACCAGATATAATGCTGGTACAGATATAACTGAACTACTTTTCCGTCCCAATGAACCATTTGATACTGATTATGAAGTTAAGTCATTCCAGACTAATTTCTCTGATTCTGTAGGTAGTGGAAGTTCTGCTTTTGGTCATATTAGGTTAGAAGGTGGTGTAGCAACTGCTGGTGCAGGAAGTACTATCACAGGTTCAGTAACAACTAATATTTTTGGAATATCTACTTCATCCAGTCAAGCTGCTATTGTACAACTTTTAGCAATTGATAATCCTGGAACAAATTTAGAAAAACAGGTAGATTATCTAGAATATGCAATTATGCATGATGGTGTTGATACTTATTTGACAGAATTAGCAGCATTTAACTCAAAACAGAATCTAAGTGGATTATCTGCACCACAGTTTATTGGTACAGTAACATCTAAGATTGAAGGTGGTTTAGTTAAGTTTGACTTTGAGAATGGTCGTTCAAATAATGTAACTGTTAAGTATAAGTCAATTATAGTTGATCCATCTACTCTTGGGGATTCTAATTATAGATTTAAGATTCCATTCACTCCAGATGGTACAGAAAGATCTGCAAGACTTGAAACTTCAAGTCAATCAAGAGCAGGTATTACAACTATTGTTGGTATAACAAGTCTTACAGATTTAACTGTTAAGTCTACAGTTCATGTTTCTTATGGCGCAACTCAGTCTTTACATCAGATTTACATGTTATCTGATCCTGAGAAGAGTCAAACATTTATTAGTGAAACTCCACTTGCATCAGTTGGATCTACAACTGGTATAGGAACATTTGGTTCTACTTATAGATCCGATGGTACTTATGGACTAGAGTTCCACCCATCAGTTGCTGGTATTGTTAGTGTCACTGCATATAATGAAGTACTATACAAGGTTTTAGACCCTAATGGTACTAGAGACGGTATTGGTGATATTAATTATGGTTCAGTGTATGAGAATGTTGCACAAACAATTTATCTTGGTATCAATAACAGAAATATCAAATCATTTGATTTAAATTACTTAGGCATCCCAATTTATGCTCGTGAAACAAATATTGCAGATGCTAATCAAATAAATCGTGCATCTGGTATGTTTAATCAGAAGCACTTCTTCTCTAATTATGAGCAGTTAACATATACTCCCGATTCTAACCTTATTGGTATTGGTGGATCTGCTCTTATATACAGAACTGGTGCTGGTGTAACTGGATATTTACCATCAACAGTTTATGCTATTAAGGACAACAATCAACAGTATAGAATTGCATTAACAGAAAATGATGCTAAGGTAGGGGCTGCTGTAACATTCCTTGATGGTACTGGTACTGGTAATAAGCATAGATTCTCTATGAGAAAGAGAGATGAGAAATCTATGATTTCCATTAGTGGTCTAGTTCAAAAACCAATATCATACACTTCAATCGAATATGATTTAAATGTTCCTGTTGTTGGTTATGTAACTGCATTTGTATTAAGTGGTATTTCATCTGTCCAATCTGGAGATTTACTCAAGATTGAAGATGAATATTCTATTGTAAGAACTGTTGGTTTTGGTACAACTACTATTGGACCAGTTGTGGGTATTGGTACATGGACATTAGTAGAGGTAGAGAGGGGCGCAGTTGGTACTGCTGCTACTTCACATGCTGCTGGTGAGACTGCTAGACTCTTTAGAGGATCATTCCAGATCTTAGATAGTCAGGTACATTTCACAAAAGCACCTCTTGGTGGTGACTTAGGAATTACTAATGCTGCTAACTTGCCATATGCAAGAGCAACATTTGGTGGAAGAGCATTCCTAAGGAAGGATTATTCCAAGAACCAAATCTTTGATGATATATCAGAACAGTTTGACGGATTAGAAACTACTTACCCATTAACATCTATTGGTGTTGCAGTTACTGGTATTGGTTCAACTGGTGGTAATGGTGTACTATTCATCAATAATATCTTCCAAGCACCATATAGTGAGAATAATACTAATTCTAATTTCAAGATTTTAGATAATCCTAGTGCTGGTATTGCTAGTGTACAATTCACTGGTATTAGTTCTATAGGATATGAAACGCCGATAATTGATGTAACGGATATTAATGAAAATCAGTTACCTAGGGGTGGCATCATAATATCTGTTGCTTCTACACCAGGTAGAGGATATGCACCATTTAGAGGTGCTAATGTAAGACCTGTTCGTGATGCTTATGGTGTCATTACAGATCTTGTTGGATTCCCTACAGAAGGAACTCGTGTAGCTATTGAAACTGCATACTATGACAATGAAAGTGGAATTATGGAGGTCAGCACAGTTGGACCTCATAATCTTGAATTATCTGAAAGTGTTTACTTAAATGGACTCCAAATGGAGTGTATTGGTTATAAGCACATTTACAGAAGTTCTGTTACTGATGCTCTAGTATTGGGCGGAAATTACACTCATAAGCATGTTGGTGTTACTACAGATGCCATATTCACTGGTGGTGATTATCCTCATAAGTTTGTATCTGCACTAACCAATGGTGTTAATGTACAGAGTGGTGCAGAGTCTGGTAATCAGAAGACTCCTAATAACGCAGCATATAACGCTGGTACTGGTGTATTAACATTAGAATTTGCATCTGCTCATGGTATGTCTACTAATGATACCATTACATTAGATGCTGGTGCGGTAACATTAACTTGTGAGAGAGACAATTATCAAACTCCTCATAGTTATCCTCGTTCATCTGACCCAATTTCAGGTGTTACTACTGCAATAACTAAGACTTCAAATACAGCATTCACTCTTAATGTTGGTATTTCAACTAGAGTTGTTCATGCACCTACTAGTCTTGCATATGATGCATTAAAAGGTGAAATGAAGGTAGCGGTTAGTACTGCTGGATTTACTACAGCATCATCTCATGCAATTACAACTTGTACATATGATCCAACATTAGGACAGATAGACTTCACTATTACTGGACATGGATTCCAAAATGGTGAATTTATTCAGATTCCTGAAAATGCTCTGATCTTTACATGTGCTAAAGACTCTCATGGTACTCAACACACCTATCCAAGAAACAGTGTTAGTGGTAAAGATCGTATTGCAAACCGTTGGTTAACAATTGATCAGGTTGGTGTAAACACATTTAGAGTGAATGTTGGTAAGGCTAATGACGCAACTGCTGGTGTTCATACCTATGTTGGTGCAAATTCACCACTTAGAAAGGCAGTTAGCACAATTGGTATTCAAACTAACTCCTTCAGCATGTCTTGTGAGAGAGATAACTACGCTACTACTCACACATATCCTCGTGCAGGATACAGTCATAAGTTTGTAAATGCTGCTGCTGGCGCAGTTACACCTAATGTTGGTACTGCTTTAACACCTACAGACGCTTCTTACAACGAAACTACTGGTGATCTAACACTTACATTCCCATCACATGCTTTAGTTGCTGGTACTAATACTGTTCAGATTGCTCAAGATTCACTAGTCTTTACTTGTGATCTAGATGGTCATAACAGTCAGCACTCATATCCACGCACCACTGATCCGTTCTATGGTACAAATATAGCGGTTGCATCGACTACTGCTACTACTGCCACAATGTTTGTTGGTAAGTCTGGTACAGGAGATCCTGTTAATAATAGACAGATTGGTATTGCTTCTATTGGTGTTGGTGAACTTTATTTCCATGTTGGTGTTTCTACTATCAGTTATGTCTCTCTTAGTGATGCAGCATATAATTCACTAACTGGTGACTTAACACTCTCTATAGGATCTACTGGTGTTGCTAGAGTTCTAGCACAGAAGGGTCTAATTGGAATTGCTACTGGTGCAATTACTATGAGTTGTGATAAAGATGGATATGCAACAAATCATGCTTATCCTCGTGTAACAGATCCATATCATAATAAGATTGTAGCATTTGGTAAGACTACTTCAGATACAATCACTGTTAATGTTGGTAAATCTGGTCTTGGATACGGAAGCACTATTGGTATTACATCCTTTGTTTATGATTATACAAGTGGTATTGCCACTGTTATTGCTGATGGTAATCATAACTTTACCGATCCTAACTTGATTGGTATTACAACAGGTGGATTAACATTCACATGTAATCAGGATGGTTATGCAACTAATCACACATACCCAAGAGCATCTGACCCTGTAAATGATAAGTTCCTTGAAATAAGGAATGTTACTAATGATACTTTCGATGTATTCGTTGGTATTACTACTAATGTTGGTTGGACACCAACTGATGCCACATATACTCCTGCTACAGGTATTTTAGATTTGGTAATTCCAAATCATAACCTTATGTCTGGAACAACAGCTAAGATTAAGAATGAATCTCTTAACTTTGGTTGTTCTATGGACGGATTTGCAACTGAGCATTTATATCCTAGAGCATCTGATCCAGTTTATGATACTGCTATTTCTGTTGCTTCTACTACATCAACAAATGTTGGATTTAATGTAGGTGCGTCACCTCTTGTTAACTACAGTGTTACTACTGCAACTTATACACCTAGTACTGGATTCCTTGACCTT